GTGAAATCCTTTCACCACCAAACGAGACGTTTAGTTATGACTAGGACTGGACAGGGCAAGACAAGGGCTCTGAAGGCCGTACCAGAGGCGAACAGAGATGAATCGAGATTACACACGGCAATCGATGCGCCAAAGTCTCTAATCGGCTCACCGACGCCCAGAATCCACTCACGCCTCAATGATCTACCATCTCGCGGCGATGAATTGATTGCATTCGCCAAGATGTGCGGACTCGATCTCATGCCCTGGCAACGCTTCGTCATCGAACACGCGCACAAAGTCAAGGAAGATCAACGCTGGCAACATTCTGAAATCTGCATCGTGGCGGCCAGACAACAAGGAAAATCGACGCTATTGCTTATCAGGGCATTGGCCGGTCTTTTCCTATGGAATGAGCCGTTGCAGATTTCATCAGCTCACAGGCTTTCGACTGCTCTGGAGCTCTTTCGTCAAATTGTCAAGATTATCGAGACAAATAATTTCTTGAAGAAACAGGTACAAATCATTCGATGGGCTCATGGATCCGAAGAGATTGTCACAATCACCGGCAATCGCTACATGGTGCGAGCTTCCAACAATGCCGCGCGTGGAATCAGCCGGCCAGAAGTGGTATATATGGACGAGCTTTCAGAGATGAAGGATCTTGATGGGTTCGCGTCTTTACGCTATACCATGATGGCATCGCGCAATCCGCAGGTTTGGACGTTTTCGACAGCCGGTGATCAAGAATCGGTGGTGCTCAATCAACTACGCGAGCGAGGCATGGCGGCGGCCGTAGGTGGCACCGACACAATTTGCTATCTGGAATGGTCTGGATATACCGACGACATAACTGATGAGAAGAATTGGATTGCTAGCAATCCTGCCCTTGGCCACACAGTCCATGAAGATAACATTCGGGCGATTCTTAACGATCCACCGCACATTGTCCAGCAAGAAGTCTTATGTCGCTGGATTCATCAGAAAGACGCAGTCATTCCTGCACTTTCATGGAAAGAGTGTGAAGATGAGAGCGTTGAGCTTGATGTAGAGAAACAAACGTGGTTCGGGCTTGATCTATCACCGGACAGACGAGCAGGAGCATTAGTGGCCGCGCAAAAGCTTGAGAATGACACATTCGTGGTAAAGCTACTTAGAACATGGGAAAACTCAATCTCACTTAATGATTTAGAGATGGCCAATCAAATTGCAGAGCATTTCCGCAAGTATCAAGTTGAAGTTATTGCCTACTCTAAAAGAACGGCCACAGCCGTTGCCGGTCGTTTAATTCCAGCCGGCATTCCCGTGATGGACTTTGATGGCCATAACTATGCCACCGCGTGCGATCAACTACTTTCGGCAATCACGTCCAATAGATTGCGTCACTCTGGCAATGAAGAATTGACCAAACAGATGCTTTCAGCCGTTCGACTGCCGCATGGTGATGGCGGCTGGGTAATTGGGCGCAGAGCTTCCCAGACGACAGTATGCGCCAGCGTTGCCGCCGCCCTTGCCACATTCTATGCGACACGCCCAGAAACGGAGATTGACATACTGGTCGGATAGGTCTAAGGCTCAGGCTTAGACTAAGGCACATGGGATTATTCTCGCGCAAAATAACAACTGACACGCCATTGATGACCTATGACGTCCAAGCGTCATTGGCTCCGGTCAATACATTGGATTCGGTCTTCAACTTCTTCGGCACTGCCGGAATTACTGCAACACGCACGGAATTTATGTCCGTACCAACGTGCGCGCGCGCTCGTAACATTATCTGCTCATCGGTTGCATCAATTCCGCTTCAAGTGCGCACAAAGGCCGATGGTGCGCAAGTAGAGCTTGTTCCGCGCGTTATTAACCAACCAGATCCACGCGTTCCCGGATCTGCAACTTATGCGTTCTTATGCGAAGACTTGCTTCTCTATGGTTATGGATATTTACAAATTACCGAACTCTACGCCGATACATATCGAATCAGAAGCGCAGAACGCATTGATCCAACGCGCGTTGGCATAAAGACAAATAATCTTGGAACAGAGATTGATTATTACACAGTGGACAATTATCAAGTGCCAGACACAGGCGTAGGAAGTTTAGCCGTGTTCTACGGAAATGATGAAGGAATCTTGCATCGAGCAGGTCGCACAATTAAAGCTGGCGCAGAATTAGAGCGCGCGGCGACAATGTATGCAAAAGAGCCAGTGCCAACAATGGTTCTTAAATCAAACGGAACAGCGTTGCCAGCCGATCGCATCGCCAAACTTCTTGAGTCATGGGGCAGTGCCAGACGCAATCGCGCAACGGCATTCTTAAATGCAGACGTTACTTTGGAGACTTTAGGCTTTGATCCAGAACGTCTCCAGTTAAATCAAGCGAGAAGCTATGTCGCTACCGAATTAGCCAGAGCCTGCGGCATTCCGGCTTATTATGTCGATGCTGAATCAGGATCATCGATGACATATTCCAACGCAAGTCTTGCGCGTCAATCGCTCGTGGACTTCTCACTGAGATCGGTTATGACCAGCATTGAAGAGCGTCTTTCAATGACAGGCATGGCCAACGATTTCGTTCCGGCTAGCCAAGAAGTCAAATTCGATCTTGATGATTACTTGCGCGCATCGGCAAAAGAACGCGCCGAAGTGTACAAAATCTTCTACGACATGGGAGTCCTAACAACCGATGAAATACGAATGAAAGAAGACATGGCACTATGAAATCAAACCAAGATGATCCAATGAATATCAATTTCTCAATCAAAGTAACGGCGACAGACTTTCCCAAGCGCGAAATCTCTGGACGCATCGTGACATGGAATGAAGCTGGTGTGACAAGTGCCGGAGAGACGTTATTTAAGGAAGGCTCCATTACATTCGGCAACACCACAAAATTATTGCTCGAACACCGACGGGAATCTCCAATCGGATTCTTGAAATCCTACAAAGTCGGAAAAGAGGGAATTGATGCCGTGTTCTCCATTGGCAACACCACCGCCGGATCTGATTCGCTGGTCGAAGCATCGACCGGACTGCGTGATGGCTTTAGTGTAGGCGTAATCGCTGAGAAATATAAAAATGTCGATGGCGTCTTGGAAGTTAGTGCGTCATCATGCAAGGAAGTCTCACTTGTAACAGATCCGGCAATCGCCAGTGCGAAAGTAAGCATCGCTGCCAATCTCGAAGATAATTCTACATCGGAGCCTGTAAAGGTCGCAGAAGTAGAGAAAGAAAATCCAACTACTGAAGGAGAAACGCAAGTGGAAGAGAATCAACCCGTTCCAGAAGCATCAGCCGAACAGGTTGAAGCTTCCCAATCAGTGAATGCAACTGCATCGCGTCCGCTTTATTTCGCGAAGCCACGTTCACCAATTAACTCACAGGCAACATATTTAGAGCACACAATCCGCGCGAGCATTCGTCCGAACTCAGATTCAGCTCTTTGGGTTCGCGCCGCCGATGATTCAATGGCAACTGAAGTCGGATTCAATCCAACACGTCAGCTCACCGAAGTCATCAACGGATTAACCAATTACACACGAAGCAACATTGATGCGATTCGTACTTTTGCACTTCCTGATGCTGGCATGAGCTTTGAAATCCCAAAGATCACAGCCGTTCCAACAGTTGCAGCAACTGCCGAAGAAGCCGCACCATCTGAGACAGCTACGACAGCTTCATACATCACTGGAACAGTAAGCAAGTACGCTGGCCAAAATACGCTCAGCGTTGAGCTCATTGATCGATCTTCACCAGCATTCTTTGAGGAGCTTCTTCGCCTAATGGCCGGAGCTTATGCAAAGGCAACAGATACAGCGGTCAATGCTGGTCTAATCACAGCAGCCGCACTTGATGGAACAACAGTGGCAACTTATCCAACAGCTTCCGAGCTTCTTGGATTTGTCTCACGCGGAGCCGCGGCCGTATATGCCGGAACTCAAGGATTCGCAAAAAACATCATCGCTAACACTTCACAGTGGGCTAACTTGATGACATTGAACGTCTCTGGCGCACCGCTTTACAACGTTGCCGCAGGACAGACAAATACAACTGGCGGCGTCGCTACACCATCATCAGTGCGCGGAATCGTCGCTGGTCTTGATCTTTACGTCACAGCCAACACAGCTTCAACAACTGACACAGATGGATCGATGCTCATCGTTAATCCAGATGCGTTCGGCTGGTATGAAAGCCCTACGCTCAGACTGACTTCCAACCAGATCCAAACTGGACAGGTTGAGGTCATGTATTACGGATACGGAAGCTTCGTAAGCAAGGTCGGAGCTGGCGCATTCAAGATCAACAAGGCATAGTCAGAAAATAATCATGGGCTAGGTGCGCTCCCGTATCTAGCCCAGCAGAGTAGAAAGGGAAGAAGAGATGGCAAGTCCGGTTATCGTAACGGCCACGCAACTTAGGACGATACTTGGCGTCTCTTCTTCTCTCTATTCTGATGCTTACTTAAACGGCATAATTGTCAGCGCGGAGCAAGTAATCTTGCCGCTTCTTACTGCCAATCAAGCCGCGATTGCAGAAGTTTATCTAACGGCCAATGTCGCTTATTATGTAACGCAACGGCCACATTACTTCGTGGCAGGTCAGAACGTGGTAGCAAGTGGAATCGTTCCAGCGACTTTCAATGGCACAATTACCATCACAGATTCAATCACTGATCCATATATCTTCTCAGCCGCCAAAACCAATGCAGACATCTTGATTCGCGGCGTGATTCCGGCTGGCGTCGCGTACCTATCCGGAGCAGACGCCGCCACTCTTTACGCATCAACCGAAGCCGTCGAACAAGCGATTTTAATTGTCAGTGTCGAAATTTTCCAGAGCGTAGTGGCCGCTGGTGGCCAGATTGAAGGCGTGGACTTTACGCCAAGCCCGTTCCGCATGGGTCGCAGTCTCAATAATCGAGTCATCGGACTTCTTGGAAGTTACATCGATGTCGAAACGATGGCGATGTAGATGACTGCCACATCAATCTCAACCGACATTCGTGGAGCACTGGCAACAGCTCTAGCGACTCCATTGGCATCTGTTTACACATCAGTCCCAGAAACAGTCATTCCACCAGCCGTCGTCATCGTTCCGGATTCGCCCTACCTTGAATCTAACATCATCGGCAAGGATCAAGTTCGAGTCAAGATCAACATGACAGTCAGTGCCGCCGTTGCCTATAACAACAACGCCGGAGCACTTGATCAGCTTGAAGTTCTCATCATCACTTTGATTGGTCTCATGCCAGTTGGTTACACAGTCGGAGACGTCTCACGTCCCACAATCATTTCAGTCGGAGCGAGCAATCTCTTATCGGCTGACTTATCGGTCTCAACCTACTACACGCAAGTCGCTTAAGGAGCAAAACAAATGGCAACAACAATCATCACCGGACGCGACATCACGATCTCACTTGCGTCCACAAATTACGCTGCGCAAACGCTATCAATCACGCTAGTCAATGCGCCAGTCATCACGACATATCAGGCACTTACAGGAAAACAGTACAAGCACATCGATGATCAGTGGACTTTGAACATGAATCTTCTGGCCGACTGGGGTGCAACATCATCACTCTTTGAAGCTATGTGGACAGCGTTCACATCTGCTCCTAATACTGCTCTAGCATTCACAATGGTTACTGCAACAGGTGCGTCATTTGCTGGCACAGCTTTCCCAGTAGCTCCAACCGCCGGTGGAACTGCGCCAGATGCGCAGACGGACACTTGGGCGATGTTATGCGCATCAACACCAGTTCTCACCATCAGTTAATCGAAACAGAAACGGGAGCACACGATGAAACTACCAATCACTATCGAATACACATCAGGCGAGTTCGGTACATATACCGCACAACCGCCAGAGTGGGCGAAATGGGAGAACAAGACAGGGCTGACCATCTCGCAAGCCCAAGAGAAAATCGGGATCTCGGATCTTCTCTTTCTTGCGTGGAATGCCATGAAGCGTGAATCAGGTGGAAAGCCCATCAAAGGCTATGAAGTCTGGTGCGAAACAGTGGCCGATGTGAGCGTCGGTGAAGTAATCCCAAAAGCTACGCCGCCGGAAGCGTGAATCGGATCCTTGTCGAGTTAGCAATAGCGACAGGGATACCGATGAGCGAATGGATCACGGCGGAGCAGATCTATACAGCGCAAGAAGTATTGGAGCAAAAGAATGGCGTTTAAGACAACAAAAGGTCAAGGCACATTCCGCATTGAATGCGAACCTTATGCGCTCAAAAATCTTCTTTCGACTTTGAATATGTTGGACAAAGAAACACAAAGTCGAGTTCGTGATGCCGCTCAACCATTATCTAAGCGACTTGCAGGACAGATTATGATGTTCGGTCATTCTTCACCGACTCCGGCAACTGCCCTTGTTCTTCAATCTATCACGACTCCACGCGATCGATTGATTCGTGTCGATGTGGGCGGCCCGAAAAAGGTTGGCCGAAAATATGGCCAGACTGCGAGCAAAAGTGGCAAGGGTAAGAAGGTCGGCGGCACTGGTGCTCCGGCTGGCGCACTTTTATGGGGAAGCGAATACGGATCTCACCCCGGCGTGGACTCAATAGGTCGAGCATACACAAATCGCTTCGGTGCTCCACCAAGAGCTTCAGGATATTGGCTCAATCCTGCCGTCGAGTTTTACACACCAATCGTTGCACAAGAGTACATTTCAATCGTTCAAGGCATCATTAACGATCTGGAGTTAAACTAATGGCAGGCATTCCAAAAGTCAAAATTACTTTCGATGCTGATTTTGATGATCTTAAAAAAGGAATCAAAGGTGGCCAAGATGAGATTCAAGGATTCGCTGGCCATGTTGAAGAATTCGGAAAAAAAGCTGCCGCAGCTTTTGCAGTAGCCGCCGCCGCCGCCGCCGCATACGCAGTCAAACTTGCAGTCGATGGAGTAAAAGCGGCCATCGAAGATGAAGCCGCGCAAGTAAGATTGGCCACAGCTCTTAAAAATGCAACTGGTGCAACTGATGCGATGATCAAGTCGGTCGAAGCACAAATCTTAAAGCAATCTCTGGCAACAGGTGTTGCAGATGAGCAACTTCGTCCAGCTCTTTCTCGCTTGGCTCTCTCGACGAATGATGTAACAAAGGCTCAAGATCTTCTGACTCTAGCTCTCGACATATCACAGGCCACAGGAAAAGGATTGGACGCCGTTGCCAATGCTCTCGGCAAAGCATACGACGGCAACACAGCCGCGCTTGGCAAGTTAGGCGTCGGATTATCGTCTGCCGAACTTAAAGCGATGACATTCACGGAAGTGCAGACAAAGCTTTCGGATCTATTCGGTGGCGCAGCAGCCGCCAACGCTGAGACATTCGCCGGACGCTTAGAAATTCTCAAAGTGACATTTGATGAAGCGAAGGAATCAGTCGGTGCGAAACTTCTGCCAATTATTCAGAAGCTTGTGGAGTTCGTGGTCAATGAAGTCGTGCCAGCACTTGGCAAGTTTGCAGATTTCTTCAAGCCAATCACAGACGCCATCGCTAACAACAAACAAGAGTTCGCAACTTTCATCGCATTTATTCAAAAGTACGTTGTGCCAGTTCTAGTCGATGTTTTAGGTGGTGCATTCAAGGTCGTTGGCCAGATTGCTGGCGGCGTAATTAACGTCATCGGCGCAGTAGTCGGTGGTCTCAATTCGCTAATCTCTGGAGCCGTCGCAGGTATCAATGCACTGATCCGCGTGTATAACTCAATTCCGTTTTTACCGAACGTCTCAACTATCTCAGCTCCATCAATTAACGTTCCAACTGTCACAATTCCAAGCGTGACTTCAACTGCTGTTGTCCCAAAGATTACAGTTCCATCAGTATCCGGCGGTGGAACATCTGGCGGCGGTAGTACTGGAGCAGCCGTTGCGTCTGCCGCATCAGGTGCGGCATCAGTAAGTGCCATTGGCACCACTTATTCATCAGCTCTTACTCAATCCGATGCAGTTCGTCGAGCAGAATTGGCAACGGCTTCAACAATCAACGTCACAGTCAATGGCGCAATCGATCCAGAATCCACAGCTCGACAAGTCGTGAATTTAATGAATGATTCTCTCTATCGCGGCGGTGGCGGCGGTGGGAACTCGCTGGTCATGGCATGAGTCAATGGTCTCCGGTCTGGCGCGTTAAGGTTGCATCGATTGAATATACATCGACAATCTTGGCCAATCTTTCCATCACGTCCGGACGATCCAATATCTACAATCAGACGAACGCAGGATTCGCAACGATTGAGCTATTTATCTTTGACCAGACTTCGGTCATCATCGACATCAATGACTCACTATCGATTGAAGTCAAAGATTCGACTGGCACATACGTTCCTATATTCGGCGGCTCGGTCGTCGATGTCGGAATCGCAGTGGCGCAAGTCGGATCTAGTGCTTACACACAAAGCGTCACCATCACAGCTCTTGGTGCTCTGGCGCGTGTTCAAAAGGCTTTGACTAATGGCGTCCTAGCTCAAGACTTTGACGGCAATCAGATCTATACGATTCTTTCGGATCTACTTCTTAACAACTGGGGCGAAGTGCCGGCGGCTCTTACATGGGCGACATACACACCAGCCACAGAGACGTGGGCTAATGCTCAGAATACTGGACTTGGCGAAATCGACACACCGGGCAATTATGAGCTTGCACAAAGGGCATCGAGTCGCACGGATATGTATTCACTTGTCGCCGCGCTCGCCACGAGCGGCTTGGGTTATTTATATGAGAACGCTCAAGGCCAGATCTCATACGCCGATTCGACACACCGATCGGTCTATCTGGCCACTTATGGATACACGAATCTTTCGGCCAATCAAGCCCTAGCGCGTGGAATTGCCATCAAGACACGGGCTGGAGATGTTCGCAATGACATCACTCTCAAGTATGGAACAGCATCGGCCAATGAAGTCAGCGCAACAGATACGGCATCGATTGACACCTATGGCGACTTGGCGCAAATCATCACAACGACAGTTAAACACCTAACCGATGCGACATCTCAGGCCAGCTTTTATTTGACTTTAAGAGCTAATCCACAAGCCAACTTTGAGTCCATCACCTACGCATTGACCAATCCCGATCTTGACGATGGCGATCGTGATTCGCTAATCAATGTGTTCATGGGTCAGCCCGTCTCCATTTCCAATCTGCCGTCCAATATGAATGCCGGACAATTCTTGGGATTTATCGAAGGCTGGCGATTCCAAGCGTCCTATAATGAGCTATCGGTCACGCTTCTGCTCTCACCAGTGGCATTCTCGCTCCAAGCGATGTATTGGTCACAAGTGAGCGTGTCGGAAACGTGGGCGACGATTTTGCCTACACTTGACTGGGAACACGCCTTAGTCGTTGCATAAGAAAGGAAAATAATGGCCAATCCAACAACAAACTTTGGCTGGGTCATGCCGACATCGGCAGATCTAGTCACTGATCTTCCAGCCGATTTTGCCGTCTTTGGACAAGGCGTTGATACATCGATGCAATATCTGCTCGGTGGTACAACTGGTCAGATTTTATCAAAAACATCTGGAACGAATATGGCTTTCACATGGACGACACCGACGGATCAAGTTCCATTGACTACAAAAGGTGACATATTCACATTCACAACAGTTGATGCTCGATTAGGTGTTGGCACGAATGGTTATGTATTAACTGCCGACTCAGCTCAAGCGACTGGACTTTCATGGGCTACTCCGGCGGCGGCCGCTGCTGGATCTTTAACTGGTGCGACTCTTGCATCGGGAGTCACAGCTTCATCATTGACATCTTTTGGCACGACGCCAGTAATTGCCAGCCCTAAGATTTCATCAACTTATACAGCCAAAACTGCCGCTTATACTTTTGCAAGCGGAGATGAAGGCAATATCTTCTCAATGAATAACGCTGCAACGCAGCAATTCAATATCCCAACGGATGCCACCTTTAATTTTGCAGTAGGTACAGAGATAAATGTTTTTTGGATAACAGGGGCAGGCCAGCCAACTATAGGCGCGGTAACTCCTGGCACTACTACGGTAATAAGTACAGGTGCTACGAGTGCCACGCCTAAATTGCGTGTAGCCAACTCAGGTGCAACCTGTAAGAAGTTAGCGGCAAACTCTTGGATCGTGTTTGGAGATATTTCGTAATGACTCCGATGCTTGGAATTATGGCTAGTGGAATAAGCGGCCATCTACAAGGCAGCGCAACAGGTGGCACTACTGTTACAAGCGGTGGATTCAAATACCACACTTTTTTGAGTGGTAGTAATCTTGTTGTAACTGGCACTCTTGTTAGTGTTGAAATAATGCTAGTGGGTGCAGGTGGTGGCTCAGGTCGCACGGGCGGTGGTGGCGGAGCAGGTGGCTTTAGAGTTTTGACATCTCAAACTTTAACTGCCGCAACATACGCAGTTGTTATAGGCGCAGGTGGTGTTGGAGCAACTGCGGACGGCACAACTGCAACTAATGGCAGCGCATCAACTATAAACTCATTAAGTGCATCAGGCGGCGGCGGCGGTGGGTCGTACAAAAATAGCGGCGCAGGTATACCAGGTGCATCAGGTGGCTCAGGTGGCGGCGGTGGTACATCGGACGGCAGCGCATCAGGTTTTGCTGGTGGCTCAGGTAACTCAGGTGGATTCTCGCCAGTCGAAGGTTATGCAGGTGGTGATGGTCGTGCCACGCGCGGTGGCGGCGGCGGCGGCGGTGCTGCTGCAGTTGGTGCTAATTCACCATCAAACCTTAATGGTGGCGCAGGTGGTGTTGGCACATCTGCTTATTCATCTTGGGGTTCGGTAACTTCTACTGGCCAAAATGTAAGCGGTACTTACTACTACGCAGGCGGCGGCGGTGGTACGGGTCAAACAACAGCAGGCGCAGGTGGCTATGGTGGCGGTGGAACTGGCAACAACAATGGAAGTGCGAACACGGGCGGCGGTGCTGGTGGAAATAATGATAATAATGGTATGGCTGGCGGTTCAGGTATTGTAATTGTGAGATATCCAGTATGAGTCATTTTGCAGAAATAGACGCTAACAACAAAGTAATTCGTGTACTTGTTGGAGATAACTCAATGCCCAATGAAGGCCACGATTGGTTAGTAGAAAATCTCGGCGGTACTTGGATACAGACGAGCTATAACAACAACATAAGATTTAATTTTGCAGGTGTTGGCTATACATACGATGAAGTGCGAAATGCTTTTATCGCACCCGAACCACAAGGCAACATAGGTTTTAACGAATCTACTTGCCAATGGATAATGCCAGAATATGACATCGATTTATCCTGACGGCACTGCCGCGCAAATCATCAATGTTGCACTGGCAGAAGTCGGAACAGTAGAGACTGGCAATAATCTGACCAAGTACGGCGCATTCACAAAGGCCGACGGTCTGCCGTGGTGTGGATCATTCGTGAACTGGTGCTTCGATCAAGCGAAAGTGAAGATCCCATCAATGGTCTCAACGGCCGCCGGTGCTCATAAGATGAAAGAGCTTGGGCGATTCTTTGAAGCTTCTCCACAGCTTGGCGATTTATGCTTTATGGACTTTCCACACGATGGCATCGATCGGATCTCACATATCGGCATCGTGGTCAAGGTTGGCCAGAGTTCGGTGCTAACCATTGAAGGCAACACGTCCGGAGATGGAGATCAGCGCAACGGCGGCATGGTAATGCTCAAGCGTCGATATATTGGCAAGGAGATTGTCGGTTTTGGTCGCGTTAGATTGGCCGCTTATGATGGAGAATATCCAGTGGTCGAGCCAATCCCTATGGCGAAACCGACAAAGGAGAAGAAAAAATGACTCAATTCAAAGCAATCGCGGCATCATGGCTGAGAAGCTCTATTGCAGGAGCACTCGCCGTCTATATGAGCGGCAATCAGGATCCAAAAGCTTTAGCGATGGGCTTGGTCGCTGGCATCGTGCCCGTCCTTGCCAGATGGGCTAATCCTAACGATCTTTCTTTCGGTCGCCAGAAGTGAACGTGGGCGAATGGACGGCGGTGGGTGCGCTTGTCTTAGCGGTTCTCACCGCCATCTATTCGTCAATGAGAGTCATAGTGCGATCCATCATGTCGGAGTTAAGCCCGAATGGTGGTTCAAGTATGAAGGATCAAGTGAGCCGAATTGAAGCAAGATTGGATCAGTTGATTCTTGAATTAGCGTTGAAAAAATGAAAAACAATGCAGCACATGATCAAGTTGCGGTCATTCTGGCTAAAGGTGCGGTAGCTCTAATTCTTATTATTGCGATTGGTGCTTTCGGCCGTTCATTCTATCTCGCGATAGTTACAGAAGGACATCAAAATATTCCAATCAGTGATGCTGCAACTCAATTATTGACAGCACTTGGATCGGCTTTAGTAGGTGGTGCGGTTGGTTTCATAGGTGGCTCAGCTCCACGATTTAAGGAACAAGACACGCCGAAGCCTACGCCTAAGACTTGAATATGTCGGCCATCGATGTCACTCTTCTTCTGGGAGCATAGACAAGGCTCTCACGGGAGCAAAAAATGAATGAAGCATCAATTATCATAATGATGGCCATCGCCGGATTTTTATGGGCAGTGGCCGCGTACAGCGTTGGAGTCAAAGAAGGCGAGCGCAAGGGCTACGCCAGAGGCCGAGCAGTTGGCCGTCACGCATCATCTAGGGAAGTGACTCAATGAGCTTCTTGGAAAACTACGAAGATGTCGCAACACGCATTCAACGATTCTGGGCAACATATCCCAATGGTCGCATCGAGACTAACATTCTAGATTTTAACGCTGAGAAGGGATATGTCCTGATCCAGTGTCGAGTCTGGCGAGACATCGATAATCTTCACCCTGCTGGGACAGATATCGCATTCGGAAATGTCTCTGCTTACAATATCCAGATGAAGCGATTTTTCTGCGAAGATACATCGACGAGCGCGATTGGTCGCGCGGTCGGTTTAGTGCTAGGAACAGACAAACGACCAACAGCGCAAAATATGGCTCAAGTCGAGCAAGTAGATTCAGCAGTTATCAAAGCATCGGCCGACGATTACGATCCTTGGACTGGTATGAATACCATCAAGCCAATCGCCGATGTTCTTCCAATGGTGACAGAAGCTCTTACCGGCAACGCTACGGATCCAACTCCGCGATGCAGTCATGGCGCAAGAGTTTGGAAAACTGGCGAGAAGAATGGCAAGGCGTGGGCGCACTACAAGTGCCAAGAAGCCAACAGAGCTAACCAATGCGCTCCCATCTGGTATGTCGTTGGAGCCGATGGCAAGTGGAAGCCACAAGACTGATGGGCGAGATTCAGATTCACACAGCCAACGGCTGGGTTGCACTCGATGACATCATGCAAGGCGAACAGACTTGCACAATCTGCCTAGCCGTAGAAGGCGCAGAAGGTGCTGGCTATGTTAAGTGTGATCCACCGGAGCTTATGATCTATCTATGCCGAGCGTGTAGGCCACAATGATTAAGATGCACATGAGCGCGGCCGATGAATGGGCAATCTTTAATGAAGCGGCAAAAGTCATCTTTGAATGGGATGAATCAAAGCCACAAACGCCACGATATAATATGGGCTTAAACAATTATGAACAGGTTATTCAACACGCAGAATCGTTAGCCGCCGAATTATGCGTAGCCAGATATTTCGGCCTTGATTACGATTTAAGTGATAACAAAGGTAAGGCCAGAGCTGACGTTGGCAAGGGCATTGAAGTCAAGTGGACTGCCTACGTTGGCGGCAATCTCATCGTCTATCCATCAGATCGAGATAGCGATGTGGCCGTCCTAGTGGTTGGCAAGTCACCGGAATATTTCATCGTCGGTTGGCTACCGGTATCGTTCGCCAAGCGCAATCGCTTCAAGAATCCGCGTCAAGATACTTGGTGGGTTGATCAAGCCAATCTTAATCCAATCGAAAACCTATCTCGGAGTGAATATGCGGCAATTGCAATTTGATTGCTCAATATGTGCCAAGCTCTACGGAGACGGGCGCAAGATGCACGGGCTAACAAAAACGGCTGAATTAACGCTCAATGAATGGTTCACTCAATGCTCTGGGTGCGGTGCCTTCGGCATTAAAATCATCGATGATGAGATGGTCAATGGGCAATGAATAGTTGTCCACAGAAGTTATCCACACAGGTGTGCAAGTATCGCCACACCGTTCTGACCAGCACTTATACCGATTCTCTTGACAAGGGCGTGTACGCTGAAGCATACAAACCGAGGGAGATTTAATGGATCCCAGAGAGAATGATTCTTACTCTTTCAAGGTTTTGAGAAATAAAGAGCGAAAGAAAAAACGTCTCTTGGTTCTCATCGTAGCTTCCCTAATCGGAGCAGTGAATGGCCAGAGCTATGCCTACGGCGTCGATCAATCGGATCTACTGAAGCTCTATGCTCATTCAAGGATTATCAATGATAAGCAATATCAATGCTTCTATGCCCTTATCACTAAGGAGAGCAACTGGAGAGTAGATGCTAAGAATGGATCTCATTACGGCATAGGCCAGATGGCCAATGCAACCTATAGGAAGCTTGATGGCTTTAGCCAAGTGGATTGGTCTATTCGCTATGTGACCAAGCGATACGGTTCGATGTGTAACGCATGGAGATTCTTCAAGGCTAAGGGCTATCACTGATGAATGGCACAAGACACGGCAAGGTCTATGGGTCGGCATGGCGCAAGATGCGACGCTACATCTTGGCCAGAGATAACTTTACGTGTCAATACTGCATGGCTCCAGCTAACACAGTCGATCATGTGCAACCGGTGAGCAAGAATGGGGAGATATTGAACCCGGAGAACCTAGTCGCTGCGTGTGTCTCATGTAACTCAAAAAAGCAAGATAAGGACAGTCGCTTTTTTTTAAGGCGCATTCCCAC